AACCTGTTATTTTACATCTTTGCAATAGGTTTTGTAATTTCATTACTACTAGAGCAATATCTTAAAGTCAGACCTTTATCTCCTGACACATCAATGAATGAGAGAAACATGTATATAGTCCAAAGCAATAGAAAATATTGTTGGAGACAAGCATGGGTAACCAATCTTTATTGGTTTGCATGTAATGTAGGTTTATATTTTATATCAAGGAATATGGCAACACCAACAGATAACTTCTGGAACGGAATATGATTTTCTGGATTGGATTTACCCTCATGGTCTTAAATGAGGGTTTTGTTATGATGAGACATGTATCCCCTTTCTTCGATAAACTAAGAAAGAAGGTAATTAAAAAATTAGGTGAGAATCTATGGTATCGTCTTCATGGCACTCTAGATTACACTTGGATAGCTCTCGTAACACTAGGATTAATAGTAAACTCCTACAGATTAATGCACTTGCTTTTTGTGATTGCATTTTGGGTGTTATCTTATTGTATATTTTACTTACCAAGAAAACTTAATAACCGCCATAACCGCCCTGACTAGACCCACTACTTCCGCTACTTCCACTGCTACTGCTACTGGAAGATGAAGAAGACGAAGAATCTGTAGTATTAGACGCTGTTTCTGTAATCGCTGTATCAGACGATGTAGAGGCAGCGTTTGTTGATGTACTTGTAGTCACTGTTGTGCTACCGTCAGCAAGTTGCTGTCCTTCCTCAATAGTTGCACCTGAGGTGTCAACTGTAATATTTCCAAAGTCTTGTTGCACTGCAAAATCAACAGATGGTGTTTGACCAATATTTGTGGAATATGTAGGTTTGACAGGTATAAAGTTTTCTTTGATAGCGTCTTTTGTTTTCTTGAAACCTGTATTATCATCAACTTCTCTAGAATCCTCATATTCAACAAGTGACTGGAATTCTTCTAAGAATGTGGTTAAGAAGGGTCTGCGTAATACGTAAATATTACGTTTGAAGTCATTTTTCTTTGCTTCAAACTCATAGTTAGTAATTGGCACAATTAACTCTGAGGGAGGTACCATTGTCCCATCAGGACGTCTATATGTAAAATTATGAGGTATTGTCAATCCTGCTTTTAATATAGTAGTGCCATTTTGGTCTTTTACTTCTTGACTTTCATGGTGATGGATACCTTCTGGACTATCATATGTAGAAACACAATATTTGTATAACTCATCCTCAGTCATTGGCCACTCATCATATAGATTAGTAATATTATTTGTCATCATGATAACCCAGTCATATTCTGGGTCGCCATACATCTTCATACTTACATTATCAGGTCTTTCATTGTTTACTATAGTATATTGAGTAAAACCAGTGATAAAACCCTCTACATCGTCTCTTATTTTAACTCTACGAAATAGATTCTTAGTCAGGACGTATGGGTCAACGTTATTTTGACGATATGTTGTTGTCCTTACATATACATTTGGTAAATATGAAAAATAATTACTCATGATTTTTCTCCTCTAGTATTGTATCCATAACTCTGACGAGTAAGTAGAGATGTTTCTTTGAATGATAAACTCATATTATATGCAACAGGACCGAAGTCATATGAATTATTTAAGGGGTCATTTGTCTTAAGAGACGTATACGGACCATATGGAGATAAATCCACATCCATATTAGACAAAACCATTTTAGATGGGAATTGCATCAATTTCTGTAAGACACCCTTATTTGTTGAATTACCAGATTGAGGATATAGTGTTTCTTCCTCTTCATTAGACACTAATCTAACAATTTCAATTCTAAAGTAATCAGGTATAGTCAACCACATACTGTCATCCTTTCCTGGGAGCATAGCAACACGAAATGCCTCTATTATATTGACAACAGTCTCTACGTCAGATGCATTCTTAGGTGCAAACAAGAAATCAAACTTATGGTCTCTAAACTCTACACCTTGAAATATAGTCTCTTCATATGGGTTAAATACCCTTCCTGTAGTTAATGCTGCTAAATCATTTGCACCTATATTACCGCCACCACCAAATTTAAGCACTTTATTGATAACATCAGCTCCAATACCATATCCTGCTACAGATTTTCCAGACTCTGCCATATTCGCAATGGTATCTTTGAAACTATCACCAATACCTCCTGCAGCTATCGCTTCAGATGCAGCACCAACTGCTCCTACACCTAAAGGTCCTAACTTTACACCATTATACTTTGCTTGATATCCTTCTCTTAGTTTATTTGGTAGATATAGATATATACTTCTCTTTACTTTATCATTGTTTGCTAAATTCTTTTTAGAGTTATTATAACTACTATTATTACCTTCCTTTGGGTCATAAATAGTTATCTTAAGGTAGTCAACTACCTCAGTACCATTTGTCTTATCCTTTGATATTGCGTCTTGTGCAGATGATGAGTTAGCACCATAGGGTTTACTACGAGGGAACACAAGGGTTTCACCCCCGCCTAGCTCGCTTCCATAAGGATTGTCCCAAGTACCTACTGCCATTTTGTTATTTATGTCTTATTCGGGAAAATACAAACCAACCAATAGATTCAAGTACAAAGGAGACCCGACTAATATTATTTATAGGAGTTTATGGGAAAGAAAATTTATGGTCTGGTGCGACAGAAACGAAAATGTAATAGAGTGGGGCAGTGAAGAAATCGTTATACCTTATATCAGTCCTGTCGATAGGCGGGTTCATCGCTATTTCCCAGACTTTTATGTCAGAGCAAGGACTAAAACTGGGAGGACAGAGAAGTTTGTCATTGAGGTCAAGCCTCATAAGCAGACGTCACCTCCCAAAAAACAACGCAGAGTTACAAAGAAGTATCTAACAGAAGTTAAGACATATTGTGTAAACGAGGCAAAATGGAAAGCAGCGATTGAGTATTGTAAAGACCGTCGTATGCAATTCAAGATACTTACAGAGCACGAATTAAAGGTATGAGTATTTTCTCCGACATAAAAGATGAAACAGGAGGTGCTACTAAAAGCAAAGAGTGGTATCGTGCACGGTTGGTAGATAAACTTGAGCCGTTTAGTGGAATACTTGGAGTGGGTGATATTATATTCTATCAGTATGCAGCACAGACAGAGTTACTACCTTTCTTTGATACATACCCTATGACACTCGTTAGTGATGTAGATTTCAATAAAAGGCAGTTTTCTGGTGGAAATTTACATTATTTACGTCCATCAGTCAGACAGGGAGTAGCATCTTCGTGGTCATCAGGCACACAAGCATTTCCTAAGCGATGTTACCATAAATACTTCATGTCAAGTGCTACAAATATGTACATAGTCCCTAAAGAGGAACTTGCAAACTTTACACCATTACCAGTTGAGCAGTTTGTTAGGGATGTCATGGGTAGATATGTCGAGATTCCCAGTAGTTTTATATGGAGTAGACTCTAATGCCAAATTCATTTAAGAGATTCCAAGACCAAGTGATGTCAGGGTATAAGACACCCTCGAAGTCTAACTTGTTTGAAGTCAGAGTACAAATACCACAGTCAGTAATGATGAAGGAGTCTACTTTTGGCACAGAAAGAAATACTCTAGAGCATTTCGATGCTATGAATTACTTTGCAAGCTCTGTAACTGTACCTGGCAGAAGGGTTACTACCAGTGAGATTAGAGATATTGGTGTATCTCGTAAATATGCTACTAATACAGCATTTGGAGACTTACAAGTAGAATTTTTAGTAACAAAAGACCAATATCATCGTGATTTCTTTGAGACATGGATGCAGAGCACAGCATCAGATGCAGAGAATAGAGTTGGTTTATATGAAGAATATACATCTAACATATCAGTTATTAAATGGGAAAACGCTTCAAATGTGGTATATAGCGACCCCTCGAATAAGGGCACTGCTAGATTGAATCGCTCATCTGCTGTATGGCAAATGTATGGTGCATTTCCATATGACATGTCAGAGCAGTCATTTGACAACGGTCCTACTGGTTTAGTCAAATTAAATGTAAACTTCTTCTTTGAGAGGTATAGATTTGATAAGATTGGTAATAGAAACGCTGCATTTGGAAAAGTAGGAATGAAAGATATCAAAGTCACTAACACAAATGAAGTTGCAAACAAACTAGGATTCGTATTAGACCAGAAAGATGTTGCCTCTGTGGGTGTCTAAATAAAATTATAATAATGTCACATTATGCCTTTACCTAAATTATCCATACCTGAGTATGATTTGGAGCTACCTCTTACAGGTACGAAAGTTACATACAGACCTTTTCTTGTAAAAGAAGAGAAACTACTTTACCTTGCAATGGAGTCGCAAGACAACAAGCAAATGGTAAAAGCAGTTAAAACTATCATTAAAAACTGCACTAATTTAAAAAGTAATGTAGATAAACTCGCTACTTTCGAGATTGAATACATTTTCCTTCGCATTAGAGCAAAAGCAGTTGGTGAAATTAGTGAATTTAAAATCACCGCACCAGATGACGAAAAGACATCTATTCCAGTCCAAATACCATTGGAAGAAGTAGAAGTCCAAGTCCCTGATGGTCATGATAAGAAGATTAAACTCGATGACAAAATTGGTATTGTAATGAAGTATCCTTCACTGGATGCGTTTATTCAACAGAATATGAGTGAGAATCCCACTGTAGATGACATCTTTGAGATGGCAGCTAAGTGTATAGACCAAGTATTTGATGATGAAGAAGTTTATGACTCTTTCTCCCATAAAGAAGCACTAGAGTTTCTAGAGAATCTAAATTCTGAGCAATTTGCTCTAATACAGAATTTCTTTGAGACTATGCCTAAACTACAGCATACCATTGAGGTATATAACCCAGAGACTAAAGTCAAAAGTGAAGTAGTTTTAGAAGGGTTAGCGTCTTTTTTCGAGTAGCATTAATGCATGACAGTCTTGAGAATTACTACAAGACTAACTTCGCATTGATGCAGCATCATAAGTATAGTCTCACTGAGCTAGAGAATATGATGCCTTGGGAGCGTGATGTTTATGTTAATCTCCTCTTAGCATTCATTCAAGAGGAAGAGCGAAGACAAAAAGCAGAAAGCAATCGTATGTCTCTCTGATGGCAGCCAAATTAAGGAAATTTGTTACTATCAATAAGTTTTCCGCCAAGACTGAGGTGGGAGACGCTTTTAATGAGCTCAGAACAGGTATTAATCGTGCAGGAGTTGTTACTGATTCTATTGGTCAGAATGTAATAGCACAGTCAACCCTACTAAAATTTCAAGCAGATTATCTTTCAGATAGTAGAAATAGACAGGTTACTATTGTAAGGAAGGGACAGAAACAGAAAAACAAATTCTTCAAAGACATGAAAAAACGTCTTAAAAGGATGTTTGGTCTCAAAAAAAGAAAGAAGGCAGAAGAAGTTGCAGAGAATGGTGTAAAGGAAGGAGCAAAACAAGCAGATAAGAGGTTTAGTGCTATTCGTAAACCCATAGAGAGTTTCATGGGTATGCTCAGTAGGACACTAGGCACGATGGTCAAGTGGTTTGTCATATATGGTGCATTAAACTTTATTCAGAAAAATCCAGAGCAAGTAACTAAATTAGTTAAATTCTTCTTCACTCTAGGTAAGTTTGCATTTAAGATAGCCACTTTTGGTATGGGTGGTGTAATAGGAGGTCTAAGTAACGTATTTGGAGACCTTAGTGACAAGACTGGTGTCGAAAGGGGAATGCGTCGTTTTCTTGGAGTATTTCAGATAATTGGTGGTATAGCAGCATTAAGGACAGCTCAGTATCTTGTAATGCCATGGAAGTTGATAAGTGATATTAAAGGTGTCAATTCTATGTTTGATAAGAATGCGATGACTGCAGAAGAGTTGAGGCAATCGCAAAAGGCAAGATTGAAAGGTTATAGGGATAAGAAGACAGGAGTCATATACTCAGAAGATGAATATAATGCAATGAAAAAGTCAGCAAATAGAGCTGATGCTAAACGTGGTGCGAAGGCAGGCAAAGGGTATAAGTCTGAATTATATAATAAAGAATTAGAAAATAGATTCCAAAAACAATATAGAGGTAAGGGTAAGTTACAGAAGTTACAGCAAAGAGGTAGAATTGCTCGTGGCAAGATGGTCAAGGGTGTAAAGGGATTTGCAAAGAAAAACCCAATGAAGATGGCAAAAGGATTTGCTGTTTTGGGTGGTGTTACACGGATTGCATCAGGAATGGCAATGGGTGAAGAAGCAGGGTCTGCGATAGGTGCGGGTGTAGGTCAGGCAGTTGGTGGTATGGCAGGAGCTGCAGCATTAACAGCAGTTGCACCATTCTTAGGACCTTTCGCACCTATGATTGGTAGTGCTATTGGTGGTTTCTTAGGTGAATGGGTTGGAAAAGCGTTTGGTAAGATGGCACAACCTATATTTGAGCCTATAAAGAGAGCATTTGGTATGTATTTTGAGTTGGCAAAGGCAATATATAAACCCTTTATTGACAGTCTAGGACCTGTGCTTGGCGAAGTATTTAATGTGTTAGGTGCTCTTGGTGGAATGTTGTTTAAGTTTACAAAACCATTAAGAGACTTCTATGGATTTGTTTTTAGTCAGGGGATGAAAGCGATAGGTGATACAGTAGCATTTGTAATTAACAATGCTAAACGATTGATGGACCCAGGAAGTATGGCACAGGGACTTGCAGATATGTTGACGTTTAATTTATTTGATTTTGATAATATGAATGACCCACGTGAGGAGGAATCAAAGAAAAATAAAAAGAAATCACGAAGAGCAGAAGGCGGACCTGTATTTGTGCCATTTGAAACTATGTCAACATCAGTGCGAGACGCACAGTTTGCAGAGGGTGGTATAGTAAAAGCGTTTGAGTTAGGAATGAAAGTTGCAGGACATAGACCAACTCAAAGATGGCAGGAGTTTGAGCAGGGTGGTAAGGTATTAACCGTACCGTATTTCAATCAAAGAGCAAATGATGATGACCCACTAGGTCGTAAAGGAGATACGCAGTGCTATTCTACTGTCATGGCAATGTGGACAAGTTATTTGACAAAGAATAATGTATCTACAAAAGAATATAATAAGACAAGAAGTAAGTATGGGTCATCCACTTCCGCTTCAGCACAAGAGAAAGCATTGAAAGATTATGGTATTGAAAGTAAGTTGCAGACTGGTGTGCAGGGATATGATGTCTTAAAGAAAGAAATAGATGATGGATACCCAGTACCTCTTGGAATGAAGTATACAGGGTCGGGTCACTGGGCTATGTTGACAGGTTATTCACCATTAGGTTGGATTGTGCATGACCCATTTGGACAGTTAGGTAAAGGTGGCAACTGGATTAAGAAGAATGCACAAGGTAGTAAGACTGATGGTGTAGGTAAGTCATACCTCATGACACGAGATATATTCCAAAACCAGTCACCTGAGGATGACATATGGATGTGGAAAGCACCTCGAAGTATAAAAGAGATTACAAAACCAAAATCAGAAGAGCCTAAGAAGGCATGGTGGGACCCATTAGGTGTATTCACAGGTAATAAAACTAAACTTACGACAGAGACAAAGAAAGAAGGTGCTGAGGAAGAGACTGAAGCAGGCAAAACTATTGCGTCATTATTGGATAATCTTTCTAAGGATATGGAGAAAGCATTAGGGCAAATTACGATGGATGATAAGGTTGAAACTAATATGACATTCTCTGATGCTACTCTGTTAAACAAGGCACAAAAGGATGCTGATGAGGAAATGCAGAGTAATTTCGTTGTAATCACTCAACAGGTCGAGCAACCCATAATAAATAATGTTAAGGGTGATACCCCTAATATTAGATATGTTTCTACCAACAATGGAATGCTAACAAATGGCAACTGATAATCCATCTAGTATCAAAGTCCCTAAGGCAACTCTTTATAAGATGGTATCTTATAAGGGGTCTACTGGTGGCAAGAAATATACACCCTTACAATCTGCAGATGAAATGGGTAAGATGCAGGGTGATATGGGGAAAGGTTTTCAAGCAGTAATAGGTGGTATAAACTCTTTAGGTGCATCTATCAATAGCATTGCACTAGGTGTGCAGAGCATGACTTCATCTTTGAAAACATCAATAGGTAAACAGGTAAAAGCAGCAAATACAATAGAGAAAGTCCAGAAAGAAGCAATAAAAGCAGATGATGATAGAGAAAGAGAAAAAATAAAGAATGAGCAAAGACAAAAAAAATTAGAACAAAGAAACCAATCAGAGGAAGATGGAGAAGTAGGTGGTAAGCGAGGTCTCTTCAAGAATATAGGAAAAGCATTTAAAGAAAATACTAAGAAGTCATTTGGAGGATTATTCACAGGATTAGTAAGATTATCTACTTACTTCCTCAAGATAGTCATGGGTATGGCAGCCTTGACTTGGATAGCAAGGAATCCCGAAGCAATACAAAGACTTGCTAAGACACTAGCAACTGTGGGTAAGTTTATCCTTAATATGTCATCATTCCTAGCAGGGAATGCATTTAATGGTCTTATAAAGTTTCTTGAGAATCCTATTAGTCTTAAAGGATTGTTTGGTGCTCTTCAATTTGTCGCTGCTGCTGTACCTTTATTTGCAACACTAGCATTCCTTAAGAATCCTAGAGGCACAGTAAAAGCGTTTGCATGGGTTTTAAGCACACTAGGCAAATCATTAGGTGGAATAATGAAAGCTGGTGGACGCATGGATAAATTGCGTGGTTTTTATCGTAATAAGTTTGCAAAGGTTGGGTTAGGTGTAGGTTTAGGACTAGGTGCAGCGTTTGCAGTTTCACAGGCGGGTGGTGACGCATTTGAAGCAGTAGGAGCAGGAGTTGGTGCAACTGGTGGAGCTATGATAGGTCAGTCAGTGGGTAATGCCATTGCTGGTCCTGTAGGTGGTGCTTTATTGGGAGCAGCAGGAGGATTTCTAGGAGGAAAAGCAGGACAGGGTATCGGTAAGTTTTTGAGTCCTTTAACCGAACCTTTAGGTAGATTCTTCAAAGATGTGGGTAAGGTATTTAATGATATAATGGCTCCTATACAAGAAAGTTTATCTGGATTCTTTGAAGCACTTGGTGGTGTTATGAATGGAATTTTAGATTTCATTGAGCCACATATGCCAATGATTACTAAGATTCTAGGAATTGGTATTAACACTTTGTTTGCACCTCTATTCTTAGGTCTGAAGGCATTAACAGCAGTATTGAAATTCTTTGCACCTAAGTCAAAGGGAGACGAAGTAAAAGAAACACCTTCTTCAAAAACAGAAAAACTGTCATCATCATCACAAAGTACTCAACCAACTGCGGATGGAGTGGAGGAAACTCCAAATAATCAACCAGACATAAAATTACAAATTGAATTAACTGAGGATAGAATTGCAAAATTGAAATCAGGTGAAATACCTGATAAAGATGGATTTAAGTTAGCTTTTGCTAAGAAGAAACTTAAAATCTTAGAAGACAACTTATCAGAGGGTGGTGAAGTTGCTCCACCCAAATTTGCAAAAGGCGGATGGATAAACGGTCCTATGTCTGGATACCCTGTATCACTAGACGGTGGTAGAAGCACAGCGTTTATTGGTCATGGTTTAGAGTGGGTTGGGTCTAAGATGGCGAGTGGTGGTGCATTTGTTGTGCCATACAATACTCCTGCAACTAAAAAGGATAGCGGACTAACATCACGAAGATTTCGTGAGGCAATGATGGGTGGATATGCATTACCCACTAAGGCAGAAGGTGGTGAGGTAGAGCAAGTTATAGGAAATGTAGAGGTTGAAAATAAAATCATGGTACAAGGATTTAATATTGATATTGAAGAGCTTAGAAAACATCAAGCACAGATATTAAGACAATTACCTGAGGGCACTTCTATTGATGATGTGATTGCGGGTGAAGTTGATATGCAGCATACACAGTTGATTAAAATTTTAGCAAACAGTGATGCACAGAGAGCTACACATCAACGCAGAAGGATGGAGGTAGTCAGTAAGTTAAAGAATAACTTTGCCAACTTCCTAAGAGCAGAGCCGAATGAAGAAGGTCAAGCTACAGGATGGAAAAGAATCTATATGGGATTGGCAGATGCTTATACAGGTAATAAGTATGATTTTGATGGTCGTGGTGATATGTTAGATGGTGCAGAGAAATTGCACACAGAAGTTGGTAATATGATAGAGTTAGCAAAACTAGCACTTGTTGATAAAAAGAATGAGATACTAGCACAACAGAATAAAGTAGTAGAAGCACCTAAGGTAACAGCAGACCCAATAGTCACAGGTAGTGGTGGAGGTGGTAGTTTTGATGTGCCTATAAATGTAGATAATGACGGAGCAGCTGACCCCTACCTTATAACTAGATTTGGGTTAGTATCCGAATTTAACGGAGACATGGCAGACTTAATGTAATGGCAAATAGAAAATCACGGTTATTTACGCTAGACAAGATGGAGATTGCAATACCTAATGGTAATCCTCCAACTTATGATATACGAGACTTAGTAATTGATTTCACTTATACTGAATCTATAGACTCACCATTCTTAAGAGTTGATTTTAGTATGGTTGATGCTATTGACTTCAACAAACTACTGATAGGTGGAGAGATTATCACTGTCAAGTTGACAACTGAAAGTAGCACGTTGAAAGGTAATAAACAGTCATTAGAATTTAAAGTTAGAGTATTTAAAATTGGTAGCACTCTTAAGAGTGAGAGAGGACAGTTGTATATTTTACATTGCACATCGCCAGAAGCATATACAAATGAAATGAATAAAGTATTCAAACCATTCGGACCTGCAGGAAAAGACGTAGATAACATTCCTAAGCACATATGTAAAGAATACCTTTCATCACCTAAAGAAAAGACTAAAGATGTAAACTTTGAAACTCACTCTAAAATATCTTTTGTATCTACGAATTGGAGACCAGTAGAAGCAATAGCATATATGTCAGACAAGGTAACACGTGTTGAAGGTAGTGGTGGTGGAAAAGCATCTGAAAAACAATCTGGTTTCTTATTCTTTGAGAATAGATATGGATTTAATTTTAAATCACTAGACGCACTCTGTCTGGGAGATGGTATACCGAAAGAAGCAGAGATATTTGAATATACTTATATACAGCAGGGTAGTGACCCTCCTAACAATGGTTATCATACCATTGAGAGTATATCCTATCCTGACAGAGCCAATCATCTCAGAAACATGAGAATGGGGACATTTAAGACAGTTGGTATTAGTATATCAATGCCTCGTCCTACAAATTCAAATGCTACTGACTCTGGCTCAACTGAAGAAACTGCCCCTGCAGGGACTATTCATAGTCCTCGAGAATTGTCATACAATCAGGTGTTTTCAAAGGCAGATACAATACATAAAAGAAAACCTTATGATTTGCCTTCTGACTTAGAAGAATTTGATGGTGCGACTAGAATCAAGTATCGAGCATTACCTGGCTTGAAAAATCAAGTCAATAATGATGACCCCGAAAATGGGACAAGTTCTGATACTGACACAATGGCAGTTGCGGAATATGCTGCAGCACGCTATAATCTACTACAGGCTATACAACTATCAATAGTTGTACCTGGAAACTCTGCTCTGACGGCAGGAATGCTCATAAAAGTGAGGATACCCGCCTCTCAGGAGAAGCAAAGGTCTGTTAAAGAAGACCTAAGATATAGTGGGATGTATTTAATCTCCGCAGTGACACATACTTTCACTAAAGAAGGTTTGACTAGCCAACTTGTTTTGACTAGAGACTCTGTTATGAAAGAAACTTATTAAAGGTAACTAATATGGAATCAATCGAAAAACACATTCAAAAAGACAAAGACATCGTGGACGACCCCCTAGCAAATCCTGCAGCACGCAGACATGCTAAGGTAGAGTTACATGAGTTGGAAGAATACGCAGAGCATCACAAAAAGGAAATCGAGGCGGGAGACCACCACGACCCTAATGCACTTGAGCTCTGGTGTGACCAACACCCAGAAGAACCTGAATGTCTGGTATACGACGACTAATGGCACATCGTAAAAGGACAAACAAACTAAAGAATCCTCCTTCAAAGTGGAAGCAGGACTTGCTTGAGAAAGGTCCTAAGAGCTGGACACAAGCACTACTTTATGCTAAACTAAAAAACGAAAATAGTGAATCTACATAATATTACTCTGACTTCAGAAGAGTTGGAGTGTGTGAGGGTATGTTTGACAAATGCACCCATTCCTTATGATATAACTAAAAAGAAAATCCCTGCTGATATTCTACACAGAATAGGATATCCGACAAAGGAGGAGCATGAAGGAGAAATCCTTGTAGATTGCGATTTATCGATTTACGAACATGATGAATAACTGGGAAAACCTAATTCAAGGTCATTACCGAAATCAACGTCAAGCAATGTCTAACCCTGCTAAGTGGCCACAG